CCTTATTTTTTTTATTTCTATACTCCCATCCCTCTTTTCCGCTCTTACTGTTATGGCATGGATGGCAAAGTGTTTGAAGATTGGATAAATCTGTTTTGTGTCCGCCCATATTGATTGGCTTTATATGATCTACCACTTGCCCAGCTGTAACATTACCTCTCCTTTGGCAGGCAGCACATAAAGGATTTCTTTGGATAAAATAGTTTCTCAAGCTCCTCCATTGCTTACTATGATAAAAGTTTCCATTAGGATTTATCCTTGCTTGCTGCTCTTTCTTTGGCTGCCACGGCCTGCGTTTGCTTTCTGGTAATTTAGGCATTGAGTTCAGTAATTAAAAAATAATACTCTGTGTCTACTTCCAATATGTATTCCAAGTTCTTATGATAGCATAATAGTTTATCCTTATCTCTGCTTTCCCAAATATCATGGCATCCTTTACGCTCTCCCATTGATAAGCATAAGTATTGAATGTTCTTTTTATCGCATACTAAATCAACTCTCCTGCTCCTGGGTATTATATGGCTATGGCTTAAAGGTACATCACTTCTGCCACATCCCTCGCAATAATGCGCTCTCTCTTCAGCTATCTCTTTATATACTTTGTTTAGCTTTCTTTTTATTTCTTTTTGTTTAGAGCTTATCTTTTTCATATTGCTCTGGTTTTATCTTTACTTAAATACTCATCTATAACGCTAATAGTTTCAGTAAATCCTCTTGTAATCACAGCAAGATATCCTCTTTCATTCATTGCTGCTATCCATTCCTTTTGTGCTTGAGTTGGATAAGCCTTTTCCTTTAGCTCCAGGAATAAACCAAAATAACCTCCTCTTGCTTCATAAATATCTAAATCATTCTTGCCTCTTACATATCCATTTCTTACTATCTTTCTCCTTTGAGCAGCACTACTAATATAAGCTCCTGCAATGCTTGAGCAATACTTAACCTTTGGATGCTTAAGTTTTAAGTATCTTATTACTGATGTTTGTAATTTATCTTCACTCATTTGGCAAATTTATGCTAAAGGTTTTGGCAGCCCAAATAATTACCTCATCTACTAACTTCTTAAATTCTTGCTTTGTTAGTTGAGCAGTAGATTTGAGATATTCTACTTTAATTCCATCTTCATATCTTTCACGCTTTAGGAATTTAAGCTTGCATATATCATGCATTTCATCTTTTTCATATCCTAACTCATCTCCCATAATTTGCATATATTTCCACCAAAGTTTATTTTGGGCATTAGTTCTATAATCCTTGTTCTCTTTTAATGTAAAGACAATATCTTTTCCCTCCAGATTTACTAAATCTTCTACAAATCTTTCCTCATCTAAAAAATCTATTTTAAGATTCTTTATTTTGCCATAGTGCTTCATAAGAGTATTTGAAAAAAATTATTAATTGTCATTGCAATATTTATTGGTAAAAATGTTTCTCCAATAGTTTCGCTCCTTTTCAAGTTTGTTGCGTTTCAAATGCGACAATATTAATAAAAAAGATAATAAAATTATAATTGCTGTTGATAACATTATTAAGATTGTTTTGTTAATACCTCAATCAGTTCCAAATCATTATAAGCTGGCCTTGCTCCATTATACTCATCTGGCTGGAACAATGATTTTATTTCTCTTATTTTATGATCTTTGTCATAATAGATTACCCACTTTCGAGCAATCCCCCATTTGTCTTTTACGCCTTGCGTTTTTTTAAGTAGTGCTAAAAAATTCATAGTTTATTATTTATTTTATCCAATTCAAATTCTAAATGAGCAATCGCCTTTTTAATGCAATCAACTGGAGTTTTATGTTTTCTTTCTGCTCTTAATAAATAGCTTACAGCTGTGCCTATATTGTATGAAAGCTCAAAATCCTCTATTACTTTTCTGGCTTCATATTTATAATGTTTGCCTATATAATATTTTGGTATTTTACTCATCATCTATTTCTTTTGTGCAAAAATATGCTTCCAGGATGCAAGCTACTATTACTATTAAATAAATTGCTAATGCTATTTTCATATCTTATATGTTATTTTTGGGGGGATCAATTGAATAATAAATCTCCCTATTCTAAACTTAAACATCTATTCTATTAATTTTTGATTGCTTAATAAAGCTCTTGTTTTACTATCTATTAAATGCTTTGCTCCATTCCTATCATTATACCATCCCTCCCAAATCATTTTTTTTATTCTATAGAGCCATTTGTTCATAGTTTTAGCGCACAAATGAAATTCCTCTGATTCAAGCACTCCATCATCAAAAGCTTGCTCTACAGCTTGCCAGCTAAATTTGGAGTATTTTGAAATAAGAATTTGGCTTAATCTTTTAGCTAAAATAACTTTCTCATCAGCTGGTTTTACCTGGCCTAAATCAACTAATGTTTTCCCTATTAAATGCAAGCACTTAATTTCTAAATCCTTTTTATTTATTTCCTTAATCATTGTGTCTTTTTTAATAATTCTTCAGCTTGCTTTTGGCTTTGCAGATGCATATCTATTTTGCTCATGGTTTGCTTTGGCTTAAAACTTTTTTCCCTTTTTGCCCAAGTTTTTAATCTTCTGCTAATTTCAAAAGTTGGCTGCAGTTCCCATCTTTCTTTTGTTTTGCTTTTATTTGGCTCGCTCCAATAATCATAGAAGCTCTCTAACATACTTTTTGGATAATCATAAGAAAAAACTTCACTTTTGAATTTTTCGCTTTTAGAGAGAGTATTTTTGTTTATTCTTTCTTTTATTACTTCTTTACTTATTTGTATGCTGTTTTGCGTATCTTCATTAGTCGTATCTGCAAAAGGGCGTTTCGGTTGTTCGAAAACAAAATAATCATATCCTATAAACTTTCCATTTTTTCTTACTTGGTTTCTTTCAATATAGCCAGCATCTATTAATTCGTTTATGATATTCCCTATTGCTCTCCTGCCCTCTTTTGAGCAAGCCACTATTCCATTGATGCTTAAATTCCAATCACTTGGCAAACTTAAAAGATACCCCATTAATCCTTTTGCCTTTAAGCTGATCCCTTTATTCTTAAAGAGCTGGTTGCTTATTGTAGTGTAGTTTTTGTTTTTTATTACTCTAATTACTTCCATGAAATAAATTATTTTCTATTTTGCACAATCTTTGTTTTGTTATATTAAAAGCGTTTTTCGATATATCACACCCAATATAATTAAGCCCTAATTTAGAAGCAACTGCCAAAGTAGTTCCACTTCCCATAAAAGGATCAAAAATAATCTCATCTTTTGAGGTAGTTTTTATAATATTTCCAATAACCTTTTCAGGGATTTGATTAGCATAATCTTCTTTTTCATTGCTTACATTTTTAACTAAATTAATATTCCACCAATCATACAAACTTACTTCACTTTTTACTCTTAAATCTGTGGGATTTTTAGGTTGTTGTTTTACTTTATTAAAATCAGGTTTGCAATTAAAAAAAGCAATAGTTCTGTGTTGTCTTCTCATATTGCTATTGTATATCCACTGAACACATTTAGTAGGTATTCCCATTGCAGGTACTATATATTTTATTATATCTTCTATATAATGAATCACTACTAATTTATATCCCTTGAAATACAGAAATAAATTAGCATATTCATCTTCACTAACTTTATCCTTATAACAATCATATTTCCACCCTACATTATAAGGGGGATCAGTTATTATTAAAGTTTTTTCCTTATCCAAATCTTTTATTATTTCTCTGAAATCTTTGTTATAAATCATTATTCAAATATAGACAATTGCCCTACTCCCCCAAACATCATAGTTTGGCCCTCTAAAGCATTTAATACCTTAACTTGGCTTGCAATCCTTTGTTTAAGGCTAATTACACACTCCTCAAGCTCTTTTAATGTGTTTGCAGTATAGTACCCTTTACCACAGCTACAAAGCCCGTAATGCAAGTTTTTTACTCTAATGTAATTTATGATCTTTCTCAATCTTGGGCCTTTTAGATTCATTTTTTCGCAAATTAAAGAGCCAGAAACAGCCATCTCTTTTCCTTTTCGCATTGATATACCTTTAATGATTAAAGGCACTTTATTAAGCTCATCTTCAGTAAGCTCATAAGTAATATCTTCAAAATCATTTATCATAATTAAAAAGGTTTATCATCTGCATCACCATCCATTACTTTTCCCACATTGCTGCAGCTAACATTAGTATAGTATTTTCCGTTCCATTCTCTGCTTTTGATAGCAATATCAAACTCATAATTTTGGCCCTCACTCAATTCAATGATATTATCATTCCACATTTCAATTAAAAGCTCACTATGGAACTCATCTTTTTGGCTTACCAAGATAGGTTGTTTTTTCCATTGCTTTCCTGCTTTTGTTGTGCCGCTTTGCAGCTCCAGGAGTTTATCTACTCTCGCTATTATTCTCATTTCTTTTTTCTTTTATTTGGTTATTAATTTCTTTAATTTCTTGATTTAGATGTTTAGCTTGCCCTCTTTTAATTTTAAGCATTGTTTCCAAAATATCAAAATCATTTGCTAATACTATAAATTTATGGTAATTATTTCGCATTTCTACATCAGCTGCTCTGCCAATAGTAAAATCCTCAAAAGTTCGGCATAAATGTATTCCTGTAGCATGATGCATTCCTTTGATGTAATCTTGCAATCTATTGTAAGGAATCTCCAACTCTCTATTCATATAATAAACAAGAAATCGCCTGGCATCAATTACATTTCTTTTTCTGCAAGTGTTATTTTCAAGGTAAAATTTATCTACATCAAACATTTGGCATAAAATATTTCTTGCCCTATCAATTCTGACAATTCTAAAAAATTCGCTATTTTCCTCCATTTGTCAATTTATTAAGTGCATCCAAATCATTATTCCAATCCTTTGCAGCTGTCTTTTGGTAGCTAATTTCATCTTCCCCCAGAACATTAGTGTAATTCATTGTCTTAATAATTACTCTTGCCAAAGCTCTTTTTTCGGCAATCTCCATTCTAAATGGCTGGCGGCAATTGTCTTTAGTGGCAGATCCAAAAGTTTCTATTTTAGGAATCCACTCATCTCCCTCTCTAATTAAGCTGGTTGCTTTTACTATGCAATTATCCAGCTCTGCTTTGATTACATCATAGCTAACAGATATTTCATTTCTTGCCTGGATTTTTTCTATTCCACTTCTGGTTATTATAGCAAAACCTCTTTTATCTTTATAGACATCATTTTTATCCAAGTCATTATCCTTATAAATCTTATTCATTAAATCTTTCATTTTTCCAAGTATGTTATTAGTTTGCAAATTGCGTTATTAAATTCCTCCTCATTACTTTCTTTATTATCTTGATCCATTATGCTGCTCAAATGTGTAGTAGAATACTCAATTTTATGCTCTCCCTCAAATATTTTATCACAAACTAACCTACCCTCAACAATTCTTCCTCTATAATAATATGTGCTATCCCCTACATTCCATTTGCGATAAATAGGCAAATCAGCATAGTTTAGCTTTTTATAGCTCTTTTGCTCATATTTAAGCTCACTTGGATTAATTGCTTTAGCATCTACTTTTGCACTTAACTGCATATCCTTTTGGCGCATTTCGTGCATTTGGTTTTTTAATTCTACAAATCTTTTGTTGTCCATTGTTTTTGCTTTAGTTATTAAAAGAGGGGGCTTTTACACCCCCCTTATTATTATATTTGATTAAAATCTGACTCGTATTTTGTTAAATTACGAAAATCTAAAAAGTTCTCTACCATTAAATCAATATGAGTTGGAGTAATACATAAAGTATTATTAAAAGTTTTACCATTAGTTAGCTCGTGAGTTGAGTTGCATACATAAGTTAATTGTCCTTTAGTATAAGTATGGCCTTTTTGTGTTAAAGCGTTTGCTAATTTGCTTTCAAGTGTTGTTAAATTATCCATTTTGTTTTTGTTTTTTAGTTAATAAATATAGGGCAAATATACAAAAGATTCTTAACAATTGTTAAAAAACAAATATTTATTTAATTTTTTTTTAACCATGTAAATCCTTTTTTTTTTGAAAAAATCTTGTTTTTTTTATTAAAATTATGCTCAAATTTAATCGATTTTAATTGCAAGCAAAAGAAAAGCCGCTCCTAAAAGCGACTAATCTCAACTAAAAAACAAAACAATGTATCTTGAAGAGTGGCAATATTACTAAAAATAATGTACTAATCTTGCAACTTGCCCACTTTCTTTTTCATGTATAAATCCCTCTACTGCCTTTTGACTGCAATAACCTTTACGGCTATGCCATGAATCTGATCCACTTGGGCTTCTTAAATATTCAACTGTTACCCCAATATAATCTTTAGCATCTAACCATTTATGCTTAACTTTATGATGCAAATGATGTAAATACCAATAGCGGTACTTTGTTTGCGCCCATAATTCTGGCTGCTCTTGAGCCATTAAAAGTGGTAAATTAGCCATTTTAGCCCCATCTCCATGCTCCAGCCCTATTAAGCTATTACCGTAAGCATAATACTTCCTATGGCTTACTCCAGCATCTACTTTAATATCTTTGCAATTTCTAAACCAACCTTTTAAGCTATGAGCTAAATGGAATCCGCTTTGGTAGTCATGATTGCTCATTGAATGTATTACATCAACTGGAGCCAATTCTCTTAATATCTCAATGCATTTTACATAAAGCTGTAAAGCTATTTCATAATGCTCCCACCATTTGCCATCTACATCTTGATGAGTACCTTTGCTGGTAGCAGTTCCATAAATACCTCTGTCAATATGCAATACATCATTTCCAATGCAAAATAACACTCTATCTATACTAAACCCCTTGGCTTTATCAATAAGCCCTAAAACGCCCTCTATTACCCTTTGGAATGCTATTTTATTATTGTAAGCATCTCCAGTTTCTTTTTCGGCTGCATATTTTCCAATATGTATATCGGCTGGATTTATCACTAAAAGGCATTCCCCTTTTTTATATTCTATTTCATTATAGGTAGGAGCGTAATCTTTTATGAGATTATTTACAGCATCAAAAACTTTGCTGCTATCAATATTGTCTTTGGTAACAATGGAAAAGCGATACTCTCCATTGGATGCTTGCCAATGCTTTACACTAACTATATCATCTTTTCTTATGCCCCTTTCCTTAATATGTAAATCAAGGGCTGTATTTCCATTGATATTTTTAAGTGGAGCTGCTCTATGTTGGTAGATTAATTCTTCCTCTTCTTTTGAGAGGCGCAATCTTCTACCATATTTTTTAGCCATGTGATAAAATTAGAAATAAAAAACCTTTATTTTCAAGTGGGATTTTTTATTTACTAACTACTTTTTGTTAATAGAAATATCAGCAACGGATTGCCCTAATACAAGTGCTGTAATGCTATAAACTAAAGTTTTTGCAGTTTCAGCATCAATACCTAAATGATCGCTCAATAATGTTATTAAAATTCCAGCAATAGTATAAATTGCTTTTTTGCTTCCCAAAATCTTTTTAATAGTTTGGGTGATTATCCATGATTTCATTTTATCTATTTTTAATTATTAATTCAATTTTTTCAAAACTTCCTAAATCGTACATCAATTTGTAAAACGCTTTTCGGCTTTCGCCTACAAAATTTAATGCTCTGGTATTTCCTAATAATATGCATCCTTTAGAGTTTTTAGGATAATTACCTACATGCATTAAAATCAATTCTCTATTTTCTACATCTAAAATATGCAGATGCTCATATTTATATTTGCTTTCTTCAGTATGCCTTTTTTTAACTTCATAAACGCCCTTTGGAATGCAAGATACTCTTTTTTCGTTATCTTTCCAAGGAAGCTCCAAAGTATGCCCATAAAATTCTCCATCAAAATATAGCTTGCCGATTGTAGATATATCTGTAAAAGTATCTCTTATCAGCAATAAATTTGCTTTT